TTTAAGCCATTAACAGTAATGAGATTATCGCCAACTTCTAGTTGGCCAATTTCAATACCATACTCTTCGTAAGTTGGCTTTGATGCCTCTGGATTAAAAGATTTCCAACCTTCTTCTGTTAGGAAGGGATGAGAATCAGTACAGGTAATTCTGTCGTTAATCGTAACAAGCGTTTTTAGTCCTTCAGGAATATCGTGAACATGAATAACTGTATCGAGTGAACCATCCTGCGTATTGACTTCATCGCCAACAATAATGTCTTCAATGTTTTTAGAGCTGCCGTCTGCCATGTCGATAGACGTTCCAGCAATAAAACAACTCGTAACAGTATCATCAGGGCCTGGAAAATAACCGCCATAATCGGGAAGTTTCGGTATTTCTGGCGGGATTGTCGGACTGGGTCCGGTGGGGCCTTGATTTGCAATAGCCCAAGCCTTTTTAAATTCTTCTCCAACTTCAGAGCCACTTACAGAAATAGGCGTATTTCCAAAAGTACCGCCGATTGACCCATAATAAGTATCAGTTGCTGGGTCATATCTATCGAAAACAGTGGTGGACGAGCTTACCCTTCCACTTCCAGGCTCGCCAGAAAATCTGCTGTAGTCTCCACCAGGTAGACCCGGTCCACTAGGAAAATCCGGAGGGGTTGTCGGACTGGGTCCGGTGGAGCCTTCATAACTTTTCCACGCATCTTTAAAAGTCTGAGAAGCCTCTGACCCTTTCATTGAAATAGGTTGTTTACTTCCATCGCCCCAAGCAAAGTTTCGTGTATACCCATGATAAGTATCAGTTGCTGGGTCATATCTATTGTAAACAGTGTAGGGAGCGTCATACATATCAGTGGTATCTACAGAAACACCAGTGTCATCAACATTCCACTTCCTAGATGCCAGTCCACTAGGCATATCCGGAGGGGTTGGCTCCCCTCCTCTGCCTGCATCACCCGGCATATCCGGCATATCCGGTACTTTAGTGGGTGGTCTAGCACCTACCATTTCATTTATTTTTCTTCTCATCTCAGTCGAAAGGGGTGGGCCTCCCTTATTAACGAGATCATTAAAATAACCGGGACCAGGTTTTCTTTCTGTGCCAATTACATCATCAAACGGCCTACCAGATCCGGGAACGGGATTGAATATCGTAACGTCGTCCCTACCTAAGTCGATATTAGGTCGATTCACATTTTGTCCTGGCATATTGGGCATCGGATGTGGTCCTCCGCTCATAAAGTCCGGAGGGTTTTGTAGAAATTGATTGGGATTGTCCATGCCGGTTGATGGCATAGCCTTACCAATGCTGCCAAGTTGGCCTCCGCTCATTGGGTTGAAAGTCCTCATTCTTCCTGTCGGATCATAAACCATTGTTAATAAACTCCTGAGAACTTCGTTCCGCGCAGCGCGGCACCACCACCACGGGCTTTACCTTTGCCCATGCCTGGATTAGACGATGCGTTAGTGGGTTCCTGCTTGATCGTTGAGTAATTAACCTTACCCTGATCCTTAACAGTGAAACTATTTTTCTGAACTTTGTTAGCCATTTCTAGCCTCCGAAAATGTTCTTTGTCATTTTTTCTGCGAGATTACCCATTTGGATCTCTCGCTGCAAATCTAATCTATCTTGCGCAGTTTGATCTTTCATCTCAGCAATATCAATTTGCGTGTCGATACGCTCTTCAGTAAGTTCTTTTTGCGTATCAAGTCGTTCCTGATCCAGACCAAATCGCTTCTCTGCTTCCATTGCTTTACGCTCAACATCGGCAGCTTTGATACCAAGTTCTTCACGCCTGAGATCAACCAATGGGTCATTGTCCTGTTTCGCCTCAAATGCGGGTGCGATCTGGGATACTAGTTGCGCAGTAATCTGCGCGACTTTATTTTCCATCATCGTCTTCATCTGTTGCTGCATTTGTTCCATTTGCGGGTTCTGTTGTGGCGGCTGACCTGGTTGCGGTGGTTGGCCACCTTGAGGCGGCATACCGGGCATACCTTGAGGTGGCATCTGTGGTTGCATTTGTTGCATCTGTTGCATCTGTTGTTGCATCTGCATGATCTGTGGATCCTGCTGCGCTTGTTGTCTTGCCATCAGATCAATGTGTCCGTAAATGTGGCCTTGAACAATTCCCTGCATCTGCGGATTTGCCTGACAGATTGCAGAATTGTAGAACGCCATATGAATAGCAATGTGAGCCTGATGATCCTGATCTGGGAACGGCACAGCAGGTTTCATGGTCGTAAACCCACCATTCTCAAGTGCTGCTGAAATAGGTTGCGGTTTCGGCGGGGGCGGAGGAGGCGGCAGAATCTGATCGACCTGCTGCACACCCATTGCCTCATACATGCGCTTGTACGCATTATAGATGCCCATCGGACCATGGATCTCTGGTGCGGCCTGCACCATCTTCAACATTTCCTGTGCCAGCATGACACGCTGACTCATCGAGAAGATGTTGGGATCGCTGACCGGAATAATATCAATACGGTCATCAAAGTCAGCCTGCTTGACGCTTTGATCACCATTAGCCGTCATGTACGGATACTGTTGCGGCAGATAATCTTTAAAGAGATTGGCGAGTAAGTTGAACTCTATACGCTGCGAGTAATGTAATCGTTTATGAATCGCACTCATTACGCGACTACCGCGCTCAAGCAATGCGACTGTTGTACCTACTGGTGCTTCCTGATTACCATCACCAACCTGCATATCACCGATCGATGCAAATCGTCGGCCTGCTTCAACCAACATACCTAACAGATTAAGCAGTGTGCCGCTGGGTTCCTTGAACGGCAGAGGCATCAATGCTTCGCGTAAAGAACCGCCAGGTGCGTCCATGTCTCTGAACTCACCTGGCTGAAGAGGCACATCGTCGTCACGGATACGAATGCCTCTGGCTTTAAAACCAGCGGGTAAATTAGATAGCGTGCCTGCATCAATCAACTGTCTGAGGATCGAGGTTGCGCCTCGAGACAGACCGCCGATCATGTGGGTCAGACCAAAACCATAGAAGCCTACACCGGGCAAAAACTTGTAGTGAACAAAATAGTCCACTCGCTTGCGCATAGGATCCTGTTGATTGTAGTTTCTGCGAATTGACAGGACCGTTGATTGTTTCGGTAACAGCGTAACAATGTATGGCAGCTTAATGCCTGTCTCTTCACCCTGCGCGTTGACATCCTCAAAACCGGGGATATCCAACTCAACGTGCATTTCAAGTACTTCACATTCATCGGAGCCGGAACCACCTGATGGTTTAACACCCTGCAGTTCATCGATCTCTTCATCGACACCATCATCGCCATAGGAGGGGTCATCGATGTAAGACACAGGTGATTTCTTGTAGAAACCTGCTTCCTGCATCTTCTTCACATCATTGATAGACATATCAACAAGGTGAGTAATTCGTGTTGCGCTATCAAGACTGGATGCACCGTAAGGCACAATCAGTTTTTCTGACGGGATAAAACGCGATACCGGACGATCAAGCGTCTGGTCAAAATGAACCTTACGGAATGCGCTACCAGACAAGGGCAGATAGAACAGCATCTGATCAGTTTCAGGATCATATTCCTTCATGACCTGCGTGATCTGATAGATCATGAACTCCTGAACACGCGCTGCCTGTAGGTCAGTGTTTGGACTCATCATGCCCACAACCTGTGTTTTAACAGGTCCACCAGGTGGCAACATCTCTTTGTATGCCTGAGCCTGAAACTGTGTAACAGACTCTGCGAGTAACGGGTGAATAATGCCGGAGGCACCCTCAAAAGGTTCAGTTCTTTCCTCAAACTTCATGCCAAGGAATTCAAGACCTTCCCGATACTGCTGTTCCCATTCTTTGCGTGAAGCGCGATCGTCCTGATAATCAGACATACAGTTTGAATAGATACGACCTAAGTCACCGGCATCAATAACTTCTGCGAGGTTGGCATAAAAATCCTGCCCCATATCCATCATCGGGGGAGGTGGCATACCAACCAGCATAGTGCCGTCTTCTAATATTTCATTATCGTCGTCGTCAACACCAGCAAACATTTCTTCAATGTCAGCATCAACTGTAATTTCTATTTCTTTTGATCTGTCTTCGATATCAAGATCGAACTTGTCAGAATCATTTACGCCGCGCTCAATGGCCATAATTAGTCTTCGCTGTACAAGTTATTGAACACTCGTTGAGTGTCCCAGACATATCCTACATCTTCTTTCGAGTGATAGATATTCTGGTTTGGTTTAAAGTCAGGCGCACCTTCGCCGGTTTCGAACCAGGCAGGGTGTGTCACTCGTACCCTATTATTCGGTAAAGCGACTATGTTACCCGTGTATTCGCCTGCATCAAGTAGTTCCAGTATATGGCTTTGCTTGTGCTGCGCAGGATCATCAGCGATCTCGCTGTTCGTATAATCAACAGTGAAGTAATACTTAGCCGGATAGAATTCACCATCAACCTTTGCAATCCATGGTGCAGGAGTCGCACGATTGATTGTGTACACCGCATGATCATGTGACATGCAGTCCCACGGTTGCGCGAGATAAGTCGGCAACACATCGGGCCACTCTTCCAGTGGCGTATCAGCGACTAATGCCGTGATGGGAAGCCTCGCCCACATGGCCCCGCCATGGATGTTAGGTTCATCTGTGTCATGCGCTTCACATCCTGTAAAGATAACCTGAAAGCTTAAACACCTGTTGGGCATGGTCGTTACGGCGACAACCATGGCGTGTAGAAACTCACCATGGTATCGCTCGTTATTGACAGTATACTCCCGCCTCACCCATGCCTTGAAGTAAGGGATACTGCTTTGTAAGTATGCCACCCTCGAGCAAACTCCTTATTTCATAGCTTTACCAAAACCTCGCTGGGCTGCACCAACACCTCGACGCTTGACGGCACCGCCTCGAGAATAACCTTTTGGCTTTTTATTCTTGCCGCCCATCATGCCGCCCATGTTTTTCTTA